TCACTCCTTGCCTTCTTTTTGCAGATTTTCTGCCAACGTTGTAAGAAAATTTTCGATTGCTTCTTTTTCATCATCCGGTGCCTCCAGATAGGTTTTCAAAACCATCTGGCTTTTTTTGTTCAGATTATACCGCTCTGATAATTTTTCCATTAACGTACTTGGCATTTTCATGAACATATCGACGTCTGCACCCTCAGTGAGCCAGTAATAGTCAGTGTTAAATTCTCGACAAATTGATAACAATGTTTGCTCTGATGGATTGCGTTCACCACTTTCTAATTTGGATACAGCAGTATCGCTAATACCGATTTTCTTACCAAATTCCCTTTGACTTAGACCTAGTGTTTTACGTAATGACTTTATACGGTCGTTCAATACTTCCACCTCCTTGACATAATAATATACTTAAAATCGTACTTAGTCAATAAAAATAACAAAACAACTTGACAAATGTGACTAAGTACGATAACATGATGGCGTAGTCAATATTGCGGGAGGTGCAAATATGAGAAAGGATAGAAGAGAATGCAGAAGACTGGATGGAGTTAAAATAACAAAAGTTATAATAACAATTCTATTACGCGGAGAAGGGACAGAAAAAGACCCAGTAAGATATGTTTATCAGTACTGGGATATGGAAGGGAAATTTCTTTTTGAACTTGACGAAATAGATTATTTGGATGAAGTGAGTGTTAATGCTTCTTCATAGGCAGTTTCGTATTCGATGTAAGCAATCATTGACTTGATAAAAGCCTTAAGGTGCTCTATATCATAGTCTTCGTGCTTTCTTACATAGTGTGTTTCATCATTACCTATCCAAGTGGCAGCAAGTGCTAATGTTTTGATTTTCTCATTTTCGATGTAATCTTTGATGCACTGTCCGAGAGGTTTACTCTTAATTGTATCAATGTCGTCGAAATTCTTGTAACAGCAGTAATCTTTGATTAAAAATTCTACTGCTTTTCGATAACCAATACCACACAGATGATTGAGCTTTAATTTTTCAGCTTCTAGAGCTTGATGATATATATCAATAAATGTGGTTGATATCGCTTCGATTTCTGATGGAAATTTATCCGCTGCTGCTTTCGGTAGAGGAAAAATATCAGTAATTGTATCAGCATCACTTGAAGTTCTGTTTAAACTATAAACAACCATATAACATGTATCACATGCAGGGCAAAAATATAGTAAATATGCCTTGTTGTTATATCTCGTCGAAACCGAATAAAAAGCGGAAACAATTTCACCTCTACTAGCTGTATTGCACCTGGGACAAATAGGCTGGAGTTTATATCTTATTTCTTTATGCTGCTTTGTATTAGCCGCATTTATTGTATCTTTTATTACATCCATAAACTACCTTCTTTCTAAAGAAAATTATAACATAAGCCGAAACCTATTTAAAGGTCTACAGGGGTTAGCCTCCCTGTACTGATGATGGCAGGCTAGGAGGTGATTAAATGACAGCAAATGAATACCTTGAAATTGTCAAGCAGAATGGCAACGAACGAGTATGCAAGTTGATTAAATTTTTGCAGGACAACGGATATGACTATTCGGAATTTGATATCGCCATGCTTTTAAGCGGTCAAATCAGACGGGAAGCCGCAAATTGCCGAACGCCTACACACGGCAATGCACGTTAGAAAGGAGGAAAACTATGCCTATTGCAAGATATGTGACGGCTAAAGACATTCAGCGTATTCACAACGAACGTAATCCAGAGAATCATATCGGTTACGCTAAGGCATGCGATATCAAGCAGAAGTGCCGAATGAAATTTGAAGAGGAATTTGGTAAAGTTGAACTTTACGACGAACGCAGAATACCTCTCTCGTGGTATGAAACATATTACAGCGAGGATGTATTTGATCCTCGAAAGAAACGCAAGCAGGAAAGGACTACTCTATGAGAAAAAGAGTATTAAAAAAGATGCTCCATAGACTTGGCGGTCAGAGCATCTAAACCACGAACCCTTATAAAAAGATTCATCTTTATTATAAGGGATACAAGCAAATAATTCAATCTTATATCCATTTCTTTTCTGCAATGAGCTAGGCTCACGGAGGAGAAAACAAAATGTTAATGTTTATTATTCAAGCGATTTTAATTGTAGCAGTGCTTGTAGCCTTTGTAGGCTCAGGTCTATACGACGATGATTATGGAAATTTTGCAGGCTGGAAACCTAAAAAGAAGTGCCTTCTTGCATTGATTCCATTAGGTATCTGGGTGCTTACGCTATCGGTTGCTTTTGTCCCAACAAACACAGTTGGTGTTAAATGGTCAGCGTTTGGAGGAACATCGGAAACAACGCTTAATGAGGGTGTCACACTTAAAATACCATTTGCGGACAAAATTTACATGATACCTACCACAGTGCAGGAAAGAACGGTTAAAAATGTATCTGTCCAAACCAAGGACGCACAATTCATCAAAATGGAAGTGAATGTAAAATTTAATGTCAGCAAATCTAATGCATTTAAGGTATACAAGAGATATGGCGATATTGATAGCATGAAGCAGAACATCATCGGCAATTATGCACAGAAATCTGTAGAAACAATTGTAACCCAGTACAACGTGATTGAAGTACTAGGCGAAAAGAAAAACGAAGTCTACACCAGAGCTACTGCTGATCTAAAAGAGAAGCTTGCAAAAGAAGGTGTGGAACTTACATCACTTACCATCAAAGATATGGATGCCGGAAAAGAAATCGAAGAGGCGATTTCCAAGGAAGCTGTAGCAAAGAAAGCTGTCGAAACTGCAAAGCAGGAAAAAGAGAAAGCGCAGATTGTTGCCGAGAAAAAGAAAATCGAAGCGCAGGGTGAAGCTGATGCAAATGCAATCAAGACAAGTAAACTGACGGATGCAGTACTGCGTGAAATGCTCATTAAAAAATGGGATGGCAAACTGCCAAAGGTATCTGGTGGTGACAACATGCTAGATATTACATCATTACTTAAATAACAAAAAAAGAAAAAGAGCCTAGCTCTTTACAGGGAAGAAATGGCATAAGGGAAAGGAAGATTATGAACAAAGAAATCACTATTACATATGACAATGATCATCAGCAGCCAGTTGTAAGTAGCTTACAGATTGCTGAGGACTTCAATAAGAAACATAAGGATGTTTTAGAAAGTATCCGAAATCTCGTGGCGGAAAATTCCGCCGCCAAATCCTGGTTTTACGAAACCACTTACGAAAGTAGAGGAAAGCAGTATCCTATGTATCTCATGAATAAAGATGGGTTTACCTTTCTGGTCATGGGGTTTAATGGAAAGTTGGCCAATGAATGGAAAATCAAATACATTCAGGCATTTAATGCAATGGAGCAGCAAATCAAAGACGGACTGCCAACCACACCAGAAGAGAAGCTGGACTTGCTTGTAGAAGTTGCGCATAACCAGAAAGCAAAGGTTGAGAAAATCGATGAACGTGTAACCCATCTAGAAAAAAATGCAAGAATAGACCCTACACAGTACGGCTATATCGGAAACCTTGTTAATAAGCGCCTGCAGGCTGTGAAAGAAGTGTACAAGTATCAGTGGACGAAGCAGCAATGCGGAGCTTTACGACATGGAATCAATCGGGATATCTGTGACGCAATGGACGCACGGCCACGTACACAAATCAGAGCAAAGGATTTTGACAAGGCATGTCACTTTGTAGAGGGGTGGAACCCATCCAGTGTAACACTAAAGGAAATCGAAGAACTGGCAGTTACAGAGGAAGAGTGATGTGGGAATACATAGTAATCGGTCATGCAGTATTAACTATATATCTGGTTATCAACATGTACAACACCCTGCGTATGGGAGTTATATGTGACCCCATCGTATTACTGGAGGCGCATCATGATAGACATGTATAAATGGGTAAAAGGCTATGACCCATACAGGAGAACGCCGGATAACTATGATGATGAGATTAAATCGGATGAAGAACTGGCAGACCTTCAGGCGGAAGCTGAGGAGGAAGAAAGAAAGGAAACAGCAGTAGAGAGATATATCAGATCTACTGAGGAGGTATTTTAATGTACGGAGAATTACAGGCGGTAGCTGAGTGGTTAGCACAAGTTGTTATACACAGCAAACCTAAAAAACACGTAAGCTGCCATTTGCAAATCGGTATCGGAGTATGCAAGCAGATTCGATTTAGCACACATTTGTGGGCTGATGAAAGCAAAGGAAGAAGAGACATCCTGGATTCACATTACGTTGATTTTGATTTTCGTGACACAGATATTTCTATTGCAAAAAAAATGGTAGAAATAGCAAATAGCATAAATGGGAAAATTGACCCATTTGAGGAGGTAAACAAATGAGCAAAGTAATATGTGTTATGGGAGAGAGCGGAAGTGGTAAAACGACCGCAATGCGCAATCTTCCACCGGAAGAAACAGTATATATTGACTGTGATAAAAAAGGTCTCAGCTGGAAAGGCTGGCGCAATGAATACAATGCAGACAATAAGAACTACATGGTCAGCGATGATGCAGACAAAATTATGCGTATGCTTGTCAAAATCAGCGACAAGCGTCCAGAAATCAAATATGTAGTCATTGATACAATCAATGGCATCATGGTGGGCGATGAAATGCGCAGATGCAAAGAAAAAGGCTACGACAAGTGGATGGATCTTGCACAGTGTATATGGAATATGGTGGACACCGCTCCTACGCTGCGCGATGATCTCAATATCATATTTACAGCACATACGCAGACAGAGCGCGATGACAGCGGTTATATGTTTACTCGCATCAAAACGAGCGGAAAAAAGATTGACAAAATCTGTCTTGAAAGCAAATTCACAACCATCCTGAATGCAAAAGCTGCAGGCGGACGCTATGTATTTGAGACACATGCCAAGAACAGTACAGCAAAAACGCCTATGGGAGCATTTGAAGAGGATGAAATTGATAATGACATTATGGAAGTTATCAAAGTATTGGAGGAGTATTGACATGACGAGAAGTTTATATGAAATCAATGCAGCATACTTGCAGCTGTTTGAAAGAGTTGATCCAGAAACAGGAGAGATTCTGTTTACAGATGAGGAATTGGATGCAATCAAAGAAGAATTTGAAGTAAAAGCTGATAATATCGGCTGTTTGATTAAAGAGGTTAAGGCATTGATTAAGGCGAGAAAAGAAGAAATAGACGCCCTTAAAATTAAAAATGATTCAGACCAGAAACGAGTCAATCATTTGGAAAAATACCTGTTAAATGCATTGATGATGCGTGGTAAAAAGAAACTTGTTACCGCTAGAAACACCATAAGCACGAGAAACACAAAGTCAGTTTCTGTTGATGCAGAAATTCTCGTACCTAAGGAGTATCTAAAAGTGAAAACAGAAACGTCACCGATGAAGAAAGAAATCGGTGTAGCGTTGAAACAAGGCATTGACGTGCCCGGCTGTAGTTTAGTAGAGAAAACATCATTAACGGTTAAATAGGAGGATAACATGGAACCAATCAACGGATGGAACGAATTAGAAGAAGCAGGAAGTTTTGAAAAAATTGAGTTAGGCGGGCACATATGCGTAATCGTTGGTGCACGCACAGAAGTATCAAAAAGCGGAAACAAGATGCTCGTTATAGCATATGACTTCGCGCCAGAAGATAAGCAACCAGGCTATTATGATGCAATGCTGGCAGTAGACAGAAAGAAAGACCCGAATGCCAAGTGGAGAGGTACATATTATCAAGGGTATGGCACAGAACAGTCAAATCCATATTTCAAAGCTTTCATCAACCGGATACTGGAATCTAATCCTGGATACGTATGGTCTTGGGATGAAGGAAGCTTGAAAGGAAAGAAATTCTGCGGCGTATTCGGTAGGGAAGAATATCTGAATGATAAAGGAGAATCGAAATTCTCTACTAAGTGTATGTATGTGAGAGCTATCTCTGAAATTGGCAACGTAACAATTCCGGAAGACAAGCTGCTGAAAAAGACAAGCGCACCTTCTGGCGGATTTACACCACAGCAGGCATATGCAAGTCATCTGGATATAAGGGATGATGACCTTCCTTTCTAAGCAATGAGCAAGTTGTATAAGCGTAACGGTGTCTATTGTATAGATGCCGTTACACTAAAACAAACGGATGAAATGTTTCTTGATTGTGGTGACGCGCTTGAGGTTGACATAAAACTCATTGATAAAAGATATATAACAGATAGGCAAAGGCGTTTTATCTTCGCTTTATGCGGAGAGATAGCACGATATACGGGCTATGATTCAGAATGGGTGAGAATGGAATTGCAGCAACAATATGCATCGGTCATGGAAATAGAAGTAGAAAGCCTATCATCATGTAGTATGACATATGCAAACGGCTTAATACGGGCCATTATTGACTATTGCATATATAACGAGATACCTTTTGCAAAGAAGATCATCACAGAATATGAATACACATTTGATGAAAAGCAATCATATGCACTAGCTTTAAAAAGAAGATGCGTAATATGTGGGAAACATGCCGATATACACCATGTTGATGCGATAGGAGCAGGAAACAACCGCCAAAAGATATCGCATGTTGGTAAACGCGCCTTGCCTCTGTGCAGGGGATGCCATATAAAGTGTCACACGATAGGCAATGAGGTATTCATACAAGAGAATTACTTATCACCTTTTATCATTGATAAGAAAATGGAATATTTTATCAAGAAAGGTGAATTAAAGGTGTTTGATGGTGATTAACTACCCAGACGGACGCAAGTATACCTCTGCACAAACACCTCCCACAAAGCCTAAAAAGAGCAAATACGGAGCTGTTAAAACAGAGGTAGACGGTATCGTGTTTGACAGTAAGCACGAAGCCAAGAGATACCAAGAATTACGGCTACTGGAGCAGGCAGGGGAGATAACAAACCTCCGCCTGCAGGTACCGTTTGAGTTAATACCCAAGAGCAAGTACGGTATGCCTATCAGATACATAGCAGACTTTACGTATAACGACCTAAACGGTCAACTGATAGTGGAGGATGCCAAAGGAGTAAAAACGCCTGTGTACCGCCTAAAGCGGCGCCTAATGGCGGAATTAAAGGGTATTGAGATAAAGGAGACATAAAATGATTTGGGAAGATATGAAAATCCTCGTAGAGAAATGCGTGCCAGAACAGTTGCTTAAAGAGTACGATATATGCATCGAAATAAGCTGTGCAGGCGCCCACACGGACGAAACACGAATTGAGATAGACAATAGCAAATGTGAGATTTTTGTCACAGAAAGCTAACAGATTGAGGTGGTGAGGATTGGAAGAGTTAGGAACATATGTGAATTTATTCCGAAAATTCACTGAATGGGAATGGTACAAGGATGTGCCTGTGAAAACACTGTTCCTACATTGTTTGATCAGAGCTAATTACAGAGCTCAGAAATATAAAGGGAGGACTATAGAACGAGGAAGTTTTGTGACATCCCGAAAAAATTTATCTTTAGAAACAGGGTTGACAGAACAGCAGGTTAGAACAGCATTGGGCAAACTAGTAGACACTAAAGAAATAACCAGAAAAACAACCAACAAGGAAACGGTCATAAGTGTAGTAAACTACGACAAATATCAGCCTAACAGGTTAAGTAAAGACCAGTCAAGCAACCAGCAGGATAACCAACAAACAACCAATGAGCAACCAACAAATAACCAACAAATAACCATCAATCAACCACAATATAATAAAGATAATAAATACAATAAAGAAAATAATCTTTTAAGTAATATAAACAGCCTTCCTGTTTCTCCTTTCCCGGATGTTGAAAAACAGCTTGAAGAAAAAGAGCAGGAACAACAAAAGTTATATGGTACACCAATCATAGAACTGTATGAAGAACGCTTTAACCGCTTATTATCACAAAGGGAACTGCAAATAATCTGCCAATGGAAAGAGGAGTATGACGATAAGCTATTACGTTATGCATTCAGAGAAATGTTGGTACAGGATAAAAACAGTGTTGATTATGTTGACCGTATCTTATTAGATTGGAAAAAGAGAGGGCTGACAGCCGAGCAGTACGAGGAAGGAGAGAGATAACCACGGACAATACAAAAGTTGTAAAAGCAAATGAGCAACAAAGTTTATTTTAAATAAAAATGGTGTCCTCCATCCATGTGTTGAGCAAGACAACGACCCTATTTCATGCAGGATGGAAAGTTGATAAAAAGGCAAATAGCTCGCACAGGTACATGCAGGAAGGGAGGGCAGTTTGACGCATGGATGGAGGACATCGAAAAAAGAAGAGGTGTAACATATGACATTTGAAGAAGAATTGAAAAATGAAAAGAATCCGGCGCTGCTGCAGGTTGGAAGATATCTGGAAGAAAGAGCAAGAACAGATAATTCTATTGCCGGAAATCTGCAGAAAGAAAAGAAGTCATTAGCTGAATGCTGGAGGTACATAAAAGGTTGTGCCGAGAAATTAGCTAATAATGGCTGTGCATGTATCGCTGATGATGAGGTCTACAGTTGGGCGATACACTACTACGATGAGGATGATATCAAAGTAGAGTCTCCTGAAGTGAAACACCGCGTTGAATCAGAAGAGCAGAAAACGAGCGAGAACGCCGTTTCCGCTTTACCAGAACCGCAAAAGAAGAAAAAGGCAGTAAATACACGTCAGAAGAAGAATGAACTCGTAGAAGGACAAATGAGCCTATTTGAGGTTTGATATGGCATATGTCAGAAAAGCAGATCGAGTCATCGTAGATATGCTGCGTGATTTAAAGTATGTAGCCATCCCTCAAAAGGATATCAACGAATGGCTACATGAGCTTACTCGAAAAACGAATTACATCATAGGAGAGCCTTGTAATGTCGGTGTACGCATGACATGTACCTATTGTGGAGAATCACATATGCTCATACAAAGGCCGAAACTGCATCAAAAATGCACATGTCCTCATTGCGGAAATACCTATGAGTATCATAGAGCAAAGTATTCGCATACCTGCAAGAGTTTACCGATATACTACACAGTCCTTCAAAAGGTAGATGGCAACATATTCTCCAGATATTTTGAAGGACAAAAGTACATCCCAAAGGGACAGAAAGCGTATAGGTTTGTGGCAAGTGAAACAAAGCGAAAGCTGTTAGGCAGCGATGTTACTTTGCGATATTCGCAATACACATCAGATCCAGATGGATTCGTTGTGGAAACGAATTATATTACACGATATGGCTATTTCGGAGGGTACTCTTGCTTCAAAGAAGAGCTATCGTGGGTGTACGCAGGTGGTATAAAAGAAATGTTCAAGGATACGGAATACAGATATTCTGCTATAGAGTGCATCGCCGGCAGTGATGTGGAATTTCGCCCATTTGAGTATATACGTGATAGTCTTACCGAGCCCACAAAAGAAAGACTTGCAAAAATGGGGTTATTGAGACTGGCAGCGCAGTATCAAGGTAGTACAGCAGAAAACAGAATACTGGAAAAATTGAGGTCGGACCAAAAACTATTCTTACTTGCGAAAGAAACGCAAATGGGATTTAGCGGATTTGAAACGGTAAAAGTATGCGAATGTGAAACAGCAGAGGAAGTGCTTTGTGCTTTGGAAAATAGATGGATCAACTACTATGCTGACGTACGTAAATATATCAGCAGGGCAAAAGCGTATGAGTATCTAAAGGATAAGGATATAGGCATCTATGCAGATTATCTTCGATGTTGCGATGAGATCGGCGGAAACATAAAGGATAAGCGGGTCCTGTTTCCGAAGGATTTAAGGCAAGCGCACGATGAAGTGATGGCAAAGCGCACAGAGATAAGAAACAAAAAGCTGAATGAAGATATCAAAAAGAGAGCTGAGAGTTTAAAAGCACTTGCCTACAAGGACAACAGATATATCATCAGACCTGTGGAAAGTAACGTTGAATTGATAGAGGAATCCAAAAAGCTGAAGCATTGTGTCAGAAATTATGCTCCTGATGTGGCAAACGGTGAGACTGCAATATTTTTTGTAAGAAGCAGCAAGGATCCGAATGAGCCATTTGTGACTGTTGAATTGAAGGGAAGCAAAGTCGTGCAGGCAAGAGCGAAGAATAATGGACAGCCTCCAAAAAGCGCAGGGGATTTTATACACAAATGGGAAGCGCAGTTCCATTTAAGTGGATGGTAATTTTAAATAAGAGGCAGCAGGCAGTAATAGCTGGTCATGCCATAGTAAAAATTGAGGATATACTCAAAAAGTGTGGTCTGGAAAATGCACTTGTCACTGTTAATGATAAAGAGTACGTAGCACTGGATGAATTAAAGAAGGCAATAAGAGCATTGCATGAAGGAGAGTGAATATAAATGCCAGAAGAAAAACAGCTGATTGAGCATCGCAGCGAAGTAATACGCGAAGTAATGGATAAATATATCGGAAGTATTGAAGCTGTAGGAGAAACCAATACAGATGGTAGACGTTTTAGTAATTTAAAGGTTTTAGAGGATGTTTTATATCATATCGTTGTGGACATTGGAGAAGAAGCTCTTAATATAAAACGTTGTGAATGGAGCATGAAACACAGCGGAGAATACGCTGTTTTCGTTTTAAAAGAAATCCGGGCAACTATCGACGATATGCTGGAGGAGAGTGAAGAAGAATGACAATCAAGAATTACACTACGACCAAAACAGCTGCACAAACAGCAGGAGATATACAGGCTATTCTTGCAAAGCATGGAGCAAGGCAAATTATGTTTGATTATTCGGACGATGGTCACATTTCCTGTGTCTGTTTTACGATTGTAACATCACAGGGGATACAGGGCGTTAAATTACCAGGAAACACAGATAAGATGCTGGAGGTACTTCGCCGACAAAAAATCAAAGCCGATTATCAAAAAGCAGAAAATGTGGCATGGCGTAATATAAAAGATTGGTTAGACGCACAACTTGCAATTTTGGAAACAGAAATGGTTACAATAGATCAAATCATGCTGCCTTACTTTGTAAATAAAAACGGGGATACAGCATATGAGCTGTACCAGAACAAACAACTTCTGTTAGGGACTGGAGGCTGAAAAATGATCAACAAAGTGGTATTAGTCGGCAGGCTTGTAAAAGACCCAGTACTGCGTAAGACTGCAAACGGTGCATCAGTTGTTTCTTTTACTGTAGCATGTACCCGCCGCTTCAAGCAGGAAGGACAGCCGGATGCTGATTTTATCAACACAGTTGCATGGAACAAAACAGCAGACATTGTACATCAGTATACACACAAAGGCTCACTGGTCGGCGTGGAAGGAAGAATCCAGACACGCAGCTACGATGATCAGAGCGGTAAACGTGTGTATGTAACAGAGATTGTCGCAGACAGCGTACAGTTTCTGGAAAGTAAAAGTGCTGCTGCAAGTAATGCGAACAGTGCATATGTACCAGATGCAAACAATCAGGGCTATCAGAGTGACAACAGCAGCTCCCAGTCCTGCTCTAATGACTTTACAAGCAACAGTACACTGGATATCGCAAGTGATGATCTACCATTTTAGGAGGGATATGAAATGACTAAAGATGAATATTTATATGCGTTAGCAAGTGTGAAAATGGATGGAGATTATTGTGACGAAAAGCAATATTCTGTACTTCAGAAGTTAATCGAAGAACATTTTGACAACCCACCTCTAAAATTTGAAGATTTGCATGAAGGTATGTGGGTTTGGGATGATAAAACAAAGTCATATATCTACATATTTAAACCATTAGAATGGGAACCGGTAAGAGGCATTAGGTATGCAAGTCATATCATAACAAACAGCGTAGAAGGTTACTATATGGACTTTGAAGAAAACCGTTTCTATCGCAGGGAAGTACCACAAGAAGGGCAAGAAAATGAGTAATGGAATAAACAAAGAAATAGTATTACATTGTTTAAAATCAGCAAGTGATTTTCACGATGAAATCTGTGAAGAGTGTCCAATGTATTCTAAGTGTGATCATACATGGAAAAGCAAAGTGTATGAGCGAGCGCTTGAGCTAATTGAAAACCAATGGATACCGGTAAAAGAAAGGGTACCACTCTTTGCAGGATGTGCAGTGTTAGCAATATTGGAAAATGCATATGGACAGCGAAAAGTAGAAAAGATATTCACGGGATACGGATATGGCAAGCGATGGTATTGCAATAATAAATGCATAGACATGGAAAAATGGAAAGTAATAGCATGGATGCCATTACCGGAGGCATATGGAGGTGGACAATGAAAAAATACAATAGCATAGACGGCCGTATACATACAAACAGTCGGTTGTGGTATTTTATCCGAATGGCGATAAGGAGAGCGAGAAATGCAGAAAAAGACCTTAGAAAAAGCGTACAACGTTAAAATCGAGACAGGCTACATGTCAAGTAAAGGGACGGTGTACATCCCCCATGAAGAGAATCTAATGCTGCTGTTCGAGACAATAAAAGAGCTGCAGCAATACTTGGAAGAGGTTTATTCATGACCGATATAGCACTGGCAGTAATGCTGTATTTTACCTTTTTGATGATATGTATAATCAACGAGCACGAAGGCAAGGGGTGATAAAATGAGTTGGCGTGATGAAGAAGCACCTTTAATTGATGAGGATGAGTTTATGAGAGGTTATGTGGAAGGAGAACTCAAAAATTACTATCTGTACTTATACAAATGGCATCTTTTAGAAAGGGAACAACGTTCTCTCAGTTGTTCTACAGGTGGTAGTATAATACGTATGTCTAATGGTGTTTCAGATGGGAAAAGTCCACAGGATCGTTTCATGATGAAATCGGCTGCACTAGAAGAATTACAAGCCCCATTTGAAGAGAAAATGGACAGGATAGACAAATGGATAAGTGTCTTGCCAGAAAAATACTATGATGTTGTGAAACTATATACCATGAGAAATCGTGGCGAAGGTTCTAAGAAAGTGGGATGGGAAATGGATATTGGTGAGGAATTAGTACGGAAGCGTGCAGAACGTGCAATAAGTCAAATTTGCTCAAAAAACAGCAATATTTTATGAAACTGTCACGTTGCGACTGGGTTTGACGTGATATAATGATAGCGTGGAAGTACGGGGGATGAGGCGTGATTCTCTTCCTTGTGCTTCACTTTCCCCTTACGGTTTACTTACGCGGCATCTTCGGATGCCTGCCGTAATCTACAGGTGATTCCCCCCCCCTTTCCCATATATCGCCTGTAGATTAGGGTAAGTTTTAAAAATGCTAATGCGGACTTTTAGCTGAGACAGATTAGCGGCTGACTGAAAATCAGTAGAGCGTGGTGCGTTACCACGAAAGTCCACCATTTAGATATCGAAGCAGGGATATACCTTCTATTGTGAAGAACACCTGTTAGATATATTGGTTGCCCTGGTGGCGGAATAACCAAAAGAAAAAGCGGTAAGGAATCCTAAGCGGTCTTACCAGCGTAAAGCGTCTGAAAAGGGCGCTTTTAATTTAGTTTTGTTACATAGATAATGTAATAATATAGTTTATAATTCAAAAGTGAAAGGATGTGTGATAAAATGTACTTAAGAAAAAGCAAATTTAAAGGGGATTTTATCATGATATCTGAAAAACTTGTTATGCGGTTTGGTGGGGAGAATGATATTGATTTAGAAACATTGTCTGTATCGTTAAACGCCACAGTTGATACATTGAAGAATTTATCTAACAATCTCATAAGCGAGAATGATTTTTGCAAGTTTAAAGTTTTGAATATACAAAAAGGGAGCTTTGTAATAGACATTGAACAAATAATGGAAATTGCTCCAACAATTATGCCTATGGTGCCGACTGTCATAAAAGCGTTTAAAGAAGTGTTAGAGATAAGAAAGTTTCTAAAAGGCAATCCTCCTAAAGAAATCGTCAAGAGTGATGATGTAACTAAAATAGAAAATAAATACGGCGATATTTATTATGCTAATACAATGACCGTAAATATTTACAATAACGATATTGAAAAAGGAATGGCTACTACAGCAAAAACAGTTTTAAACGATAATGATAGAACGGGCCTTTCTTATGAATTTGTTGATGAAAAAGGAAAGAAAGATTGTTTGGATTTAAATAGAGAAAATCTATCTTATTTATCAATACCTCAAGATGTTGATAAATTTAATAAAGGGATAGAGGAGAATGAAGTTATAACATGGGTTAAAGTGAATAAACCAGATTTAAACGGTAAGTCGCAATGGGGGCTGACTCTAAATGGCAAGAGGATATCTTGTATCATTAGTGATCAGGAGTTCCTTGACAAGGTACATGATGACGAAATCCCCTTTTTGAGTAATACAAAATTATATGTGAAAATGGTAGTGAGATATAAAATCAGAAGCTTTGAAAGTGGTGAATCTTCTGAGATAATCAGTAGAAATATTATCAAGGTATTTGAAATACAGAATGATTAGCGCCCAATGAGGTGCTTTTATTTTACCCAGAAAGGAATGATATACATGATTTTCGGTAGACGTAAAAAGACATATAGAATCATGATGGACTGTGACACCGCGGAAAATATCGAAGCAGAAGCAAAAGAGATTACTATTAACAATTTGAATAAGATACTGTGTGATATGATAAATCAATCCCTGGAAGAAATAGGTATCATAAATCTTAGAGTAGAGGTACTAGAGGATGATCACAGTATGTAAAGGCTGTCCTAAACGCCATCCAGGATGCCACGGGACGTGCGAATGGTACAAGGCTGAGCGTAAGGCACTGGACATGGAAAACACACGCAGGCGGACTGAAAACACAGCAGGATTTGATGCAAGCAGACACTGGGGATATAGGAGAAAAAGAAAATGAAGGTAAATGTATTAGGTACAGTATATAGAATCAAATATGTTCCTTCCCTTAATGGCAGAGGAGGAGAAACAGATTTTTATACCAAGGAGATCCGCATAAGCGAACAAGAAGACGTCCCGCCTGAATTTAAAACAGACAATCTGAAAGAAATGCAGAGGCATGTATTGAGACACGAACTTATACACGCCTTTTTATTTGAATCCGGCATGGACCAGAGCAGCGCTGCACACGAGGCATGGGCCGTGAATGAGGAAATGATTGACTGGATGGCAATACAGATGCCAAAGATAATGGCAGCATACGAAAGCGTGATAAACAAGAATGTAATTGAATCACGCTATATCGATGAAATAAAGTCAACTGAAGTGGAATTATAACGAAAGGAGGTTAATCTATGCCAAGACAAAGAAGTCCCAGCAGAGACGAAGCTAAGCGGATGTATCTTGATAGCAAAGGTAAGATGCTGCTAAAGGATATTGCTAAAGCTGTAGGTAAGCAAGATACACAGATTCGTAGGTGGAAATCATTAGATCACTGGGACGAGGAATTGAAAGGTAACGTTACTATTCCGAAAGATAACGTTACTAAACAGAACAATGGTATAGAGAAGCCGCCTAAAACAGAGCTACTGCCGGAGGAAATAGAAACACTGAACAATGAGGAGCTGACCGAGAAACAGCGTCTTTTTTGTTTGTATTATGTAAAGTATCGTAACAAGGTCAAAGCATATCAAAAGGCATTCGATTGTAGTTATGTTAATGCCTGCGGGCATGCGGCAACGTTGTTTAAAAAGGTTGCAATTCAGCAGGCTATCACAGAATTACTTAATGAGATGCGTAACGAAATAAAACTGGAAGCAAAGGACATTATCTTAAAGAAGATGCAGATAGCATTTGCAGACATCACGGACTACGTGTCATTTGGTGTAAAAACCAATGATGCAGGAATCGAATATAGTTATGTGGAATTTAAGGAAAGCAGCGAAGTAGACGGCACCATCATACATGAGGTAAAGCGTGGCAAAGATGGCGTGTCTATAAAGTTGTATGATTCTGACAAAGCTCTGGATTGGCTGTATGATCATCTTGTTATAACTGAGGAGCAGAGAGCACGCATAAATATACTTAAGTCCAAAGTGCCAGACACCAATGCAACAAACTTCAATGAGCAGATTCATTCCATCGCGGACCTAATCAATAACCCTGTGCCAGAAAGGAACCTAAACAGTGATACCGTATGCACCCCTGACGATAAAGCAGAGTGAGTACGTAAAGCGTTGTATGACGTGCTGGCTCAATGTCGCAGAGGGTGGAAAACGAGCCGGGAAGAATATCCTTAACACGATGGCATATGGTGCTGTGCTGGAAGATCACCCAGACAGGCTGCATCTAGTTGCTGGTGTAACATTGGCCACAGCTAAAATGAATGTCATTGACAGTAACGGCTTTGGCTTGAAGCACATATTTAAGGGACGGTGCCGTGAAGGAAAGTATGAAGAGCGGGATGCATTATACGTTCAGACGCGTACTGGAGAAAAGATAGTCATATGTGCAGGCGGTGGTAAGGTAAATGATGCGGCACGTATCAAAGGCAACTCCTATGGCACTGTATATATCACTGAGGTCAATGAGTGTCACCAGTCATTCGTGCAAGAGGTATTTGACCGTACACTGGCCAGCACAAAGCGTCAGTTGTTTTTTGACCTTAACCCTATGTCGCCTAGTCATTGGTTTTATAGCGACATTCTGGACTATCAAGACGAGCTAAAGGCCCGAGGAGAAAATGAAGGATATAACTACGAACACTTCACGATTGCGGACAACATGAGTCTCTCAGATGCGAAGCTGCGTGAGGTATTGTTGACCTATGATAAAACATCACTCTGGTATCAGGCGGATATACTAGGCAGGCGCACCGCTGCATCTGGACGCATCTATGAGAGATACAGTTACAAGGATGTTGTGGTAACGCCTGATTATATCAGTGATAAGGAGTTCAAGGACAAAGGTAAACGCTTTGTACAGTTTTCTATTGGCGTGGATATCGGTGGTACAGATGCTACGGTTGCAACCCTCACAGGCTTTACAGAGGGGTATAGGGAGGCAATAAAGCTTGATGGTTATTATCACAAGCAAGGTAAAAATACATCAGGCTACACACATGACAAGTATGCAAAAGAGATTGTAGATAAGATAGTAGAGTGGGAAAGGACATATCACTTTTATGTACCTTTCTTTTTTAATTCATGCGATATCTTCTGCGAGAGTGCTGATAAGCTATTCCGGCAGGCGCTGAGCAACGAGCTACAGCGTAGAGGGATATACATTACTGTAAACCCCTCGTATAAAAAGGACGGCATCGTTGCCCGTATACGCCTAGAGTGTATCTTGATGAATCAAGGACGGTTAAAAATCATGAGTCATTTAAAACCTTGGATTGAGGCATACGAGAATGCCGTATGGGATGCAGACGAAAAAGCTAAGGGTGAGTGGGTACGTGTTGATGATGGGAGTTATCCGGTCGATTGTCTGGATAGTGGAGAGTATGGAATGCAGCCATACGCAAGATACCTGGAGGTGTAGAAATGGGGCGATTAAAAAATATGTTGCAAAAAGCAGCGATTCGATTGCTGGACATAAAACCAGCAAATCCTAAAACAATAACGATTTACGAACGAGACACATACGAAACAGAAACGCTGCGTAACCGGCTGTGGTATCGCGGTGATCCCAACGAATTAGAGCAATACTTTAAAAGAGTGGCCAAAGAGTGGAAGGGCTCAGCAAAAACAAAATTCTGGGCTGCTGAACCGTCAAAGGGTAGTGCCATACGTAAGATGCATACCGGATTGCCTAAAATGATTACAAATAAGCTGTCTGATATTGTTGTTGCAGATATGGACAAGATAGAGCTTAAAGAACAGGAACTGTGGGACAGCATTTCAAAAGATAACAAGTTTCCACAGCAGGTGGGTTCGTGTATTTCCGAAACTCTCGTGGATGGTGATGGAGCTTTTAAGATATCGGTGGATACCGACCTGTCAAAGTATCCGATCATTGAGTTTTACGGTGGCGAAAGAGTCAGTTATGTGTATAAGCGTGGTCGTCTGCAGGAAATCATATTTCACACATCGTATACGCAGGACATGGCCGAGTATTGCCTGCACGAGCATTATGGGCGTGGATTTATTGATTATAAGCTTTATAATGCACGCGGCGATGAAGTTGAATTAAATAAGGTGGAGGATTGTGCAGCTTTACAGCCTCATAATACGTTTGCCGGTGATTACATCATGGGAGTGCCTGTGATGTTTTTCAAATCCATAAAGTATAAAGGACGAGGAGAAAGTGTGTTTACGTCTAAAAACGATGATTTCGACGCATTAGACGAGGTTGTGTCACAATGGATAGATGCTATACGCAAAGGCCGTGTATACAGATACATCCCAAAACATATGCTCCCGAGAGACACTGATACAGGAGAGATATTATCTCCTAACGTATTTGACAACGACTATATTGAGGCAGGAACAAGCCTTGCCGAGGATGCAAAAGAGGTTGTAACGCTATCTCAGGCAGATATCAATTACGCAGCCTACGTAGAATCCTACGCAAGTTTTATGGACATGTGTTTGCAGGGCATTATCAGCCCCGGAACACTAGGCATTGACCTAAAAAAGACGGATAATTCCGAGAGTCAACGCGAAAAGGAAAAAGCCACGATCACATCGTGCAACAAGATTGTTGATGTACTTACTGAAATTATCCCGGAAGTAGTATCAGTTTGTATGATGACCTATGATAACATGTGTGAACAGACCATAGGTGAGTATGAGGCATCGGTGAAATTCGGTGAGTATGGTACACCTACCTTTGACAAGGTTGTCGAAACTGTAGTGGCTGCTAAGACTGGTGGCGTAATGAGTACAAAGCAGGCTTTAAAACAAATGTACGGAGATACATGGACGGAAGAGGAAATAGAGGAAGAGCTACAGCTGATTGAGGAAGATAGCAAAGCATCATTTCCAGAACCTAGTATAAACGAGTTTGATGATTTAGACGAGGCTACCCCAACGCCAGACGATTATCCGCGGGGTGAATAATGGCTAAGAAAGAAAAAGATCCATACGCACTGAGGGATATATTCACGGAAATGGAGCTGGAGCTCATGGCCTCTTTACGCCGTAACTTTATCAATCACAAGATAGAGGAGAGAGAGCGAGGATTTAGCTGGGAAATGTGGCAAAAGGCTAAGCTTAGAAATCTGCAAGAGTACCGCAAAGAGACTACCAGCGTCATATACCGATTCCGTAAGCGTATCAGCGCTGCAATCGAGCAGGTACTGCGCAATCACTTTAGTGTCGGTGTGCGTAAAGCTGATATCAAACTGCCACAGGATGGAGTCAACACCGGACTTCCCGGCGAAGAACCGCCACGGGAAACGCGGTTTTTTGGTATGAACAAGAAAAAGCTCGATGCACTGATCAAGTCAACAAAAAATGACTTCGAGGACGTGCAACAGGCTGTATATCGTAAGATGGATGACGTGTACAGGCAGACAATCTTTAAGACTGAGTTTCAACTCTCCAGCGGGGCAATCTCACTGGGTAAAGCAATCGACAAGGCCACAGAGGATTTTCTTGCAAAGGGCATAGATTGCATAGTCTACAGCAACGGCCGTCATGTCAACATTGTGGACTACGCAGAAATGGCATTACGTACTGCAAGTCATAGAGCCACACTGCTTGGAGAGGGTAGCAAGCGCGACGAATTAGGTGTTCATCTGGTCTTTGTATCAGCTCATGCAAATGCCTGTAAGCTCTGTTTGCCTTGGCAGGGGCAAATACTCATTGATGATGTGTTCAGTCACCCAAGCAAAGAGTATATAGCGAGATACAAAGGTAAATACAAGTTACTCTCTGACGCTATCAAGGCAGGGCTCCTGCATCCAAACTGCCGGCACACGCTTGCGACTTACTTCGAGGGCGTGACAAAGTTGCCAAAACCACAAGACCCGGAAAAGGCTCTGGAGAATTACAACAATGAACAGATGCAGCGAAAGCTGGAACGCGAAATCCGCAAGCGTAAGAGAATCCTTGCTGGAACTGTGGAGGATGGAGACCGGAAAGAGGCGAGGGCTAATCTAAGGCAAGCCCAGAAAAATCTCAGAGACTTTTTGGAAGAGCATCCTGAGTTTAAACGCAGCCAGAGGAAAGAGAAGGTGCACAGTCCTACGCACAAGGTCGTCTCAGAGCTAGATAATTTTCAGAGCTCAGCGTTGCAAGGCGTTGATAAACGTACTATACTGGAAGTGGATAGAGCACTTACACAGATATACAAGGAGTACCCTAATCTCAAAGGCATTATAAGCGATGTACACACGATGGATAAAGGCACTGCAGCTGCAGAAATTAGCATTTCCAATGACGGCATTAAGGTCAGTCTCGGAATCAATAAAGGCCTTACCGTCGAAAAGGCAGAACTACTCACTGAACGAAGCTACAAACGGCACAGATGGACAAAGAAAAGCGGCATCGCGGGTATCATACGCCATGAAATGGGGCATGTCCTAAATTACGATTATTATGTGCGCAAGCACGGACTGCTGTACGACAAGGCGTATAGTGATGAGTCCTTGCAAAAGCTCATTGACGATTTATCCGAAAATAGGATAGCTAAAGAGATAAGGCAAGAAGTCTTTGAGCGGCTGAAAGTAGAGGATACACCGGAAAACGTTGAAAGTTATTTTTCCGCATATGCAAACGTTGCAGGAATGCTGCCAGCTGCAGAGTTTTTCGCTGAGGGCTTCTCGGATGAATCTAATTCCAAGGCTAAAGAGATATTCCTTGAAGTGCTAAAAGAAAGGGTGAAGTGATATGTTGGCATCGCCGCCAGAAGAAATACAGGACCTAGTGAGCTATGTGTATGATGAGGACGGCTTGATTATCGGAGAGCAGATATCGAAGGATGCTACTGCTGAGCAAAAAGCCCTCTTCGAGCGCTATATGCAGGAATGCCGTGATTTAAGAAAACAAGCGTTTAATATTAACATAGGTAACGAGCACTCATAAACTGGGTGCTTTTTTAGTGGCAACCCCACAAGGCGAATGATATGTGCCGACACGCTTATGTGACAGTAAGTCACTGTTATTATGATACTAAATTAAATTGCAGGGTCGTTAAATATCACGATACCTGCATTTTTTGTGGAATGAGAATGAAGGAAAGGACATCGTACATGAATGACCCGCCAAAAAGAAAAATGCCCTATTTCGGACCACACCTGAAATAACAATGCTCCAACGTAAAAGAGGATAAAGAACGGATAGTCTGACAGACTTTAAACGGAGGTTTTTTATGAGACAAAGATTAAGATTTCCGCTGGACATCCAGTATTTTGGTGATGGTCCAGCACCAACTCCCACGCCTGCACCGGCGCCAGTCCCCCAGCCTAGTGCAGGATATACACAGGAGCAATTAGACGCCATTGCAGATGCGCGCGCAACAAGAGCGTCCGATGCAGCTCTTAAAGATTTTTTCAAACAGCAGGGGTTATCAAAAGAGGAGATCACAGCGGCACTAGATAAATATAAGTCCGATAAAGCTGCTAAGACTCCAGACCTAAATGCAATACAAGATCAGATGCGACAGGCACAGCAAGAGGCGGCAGCAGCACGTCTTGAAAAACAGGCAACACTAAAAGCGTTAGAGCTTGGTATTGATATCAAGCAGATACCATTTGTATTGAAACTTGCAGATATTCAACTGCCGGAAAATGGCGAATTGAAAGACGAGGATATCGCAACGGCTATCAATACGGTGTTGGAAGCTGTACCGGCTTTTAAACCACAGGAACCGCAGCCTAAGCCCGGAATAGTGCTTGGGGCTAATGGCAATCCAGAACCGAAACCTAAAGGCAACGTATCCATGTATGATGCGATTGCAGCCAAACTTGGCAAATAGAAAGAGAGTGAAAAAATATGCCAGTAACATTATTAGAAGCAAAGAAGAACGTTCAGGACGATTTGCAACTGGGCGTTATCGACGAATACCGTAAATCAAATTGGTTATGGGATCATCTGACATTTGATGATGTTGTTTCTCCAACAGGCGGCGGGGCAACCATGACATACGCCTATACCAGACTAAAAACACAGCCTACGGCAGAATTTCGTAACGTAAACGAGGAATACTCCAGCCACGAAGTAGAAAAAGAACGTTTCAACGCCGACCTGAAAATCTTTGGTGGCGCGTTTGAGATTGACCGTATTATTGCAAATATGGGCGGCATCGTGTCGGAGGTAGACCTGCAGATGAAACAGAAAATCAAAGCTGCATCTGCACTGTTTAACGATACTGTAATCAATGGGGACAGTGCTGTCGAAGTAAAGGCGTTTGACGGCTTAGAAAAGGCTGTTACAGGGTCAAGTACTGAGTACACACCACTGGAGATCATAGACCTGTCAACAAGCGAAATGGTGGATAAAAATTATAAATTATTCCTTGACCTATTAGACGAATTCCTTATGGGGCTTGATGGAACACCATCATTTATTGCAGGTAATATCAAACTGATTGCCAAACTTAGAGCCTGTGCTCGTCGTTCTAGCATGTACCAGACCACGATGAATGAGTTTGGCCAGCAGGTGGAGTCTTACGGGAACATTCCTTTCATCGACTTGGGTGCCAAGGCCGGAACAAACGAAAACGTATCAAAAATCATTACGACTGGCGATGATACAGGGTGTACGTCCTTGTATGCTGCGCGGTTAGGTTTGGATGGCTTCCATGCATGCTCTATGGCAGGCGTAGCTCCAGTACAGACATGGCTGCCTGACTTTACAACTGCAGGAGCTGTGAAAAAGGGCGAAGTCGAAATGGTATCAGCTGTTGTCCTGAAAGCCACTAAAGCAGCAGGAATAATGAGAAAGATTAAGGTGCAGTAACATGAAAATAATTGCACCTAACAAGAATTACACCGGTATATCTGCCGGTGTAGCCTTTGCTAAAGGCATAGCAGAATGTAAAGACCCGCGTGTCATTGAATGGTTTGAAAACCACGGATATACCGTCACTGATACTCTACCAGAGGACGGCAATGACAATGCTATAAAAAACGAGCTCTCTGCCCTGCAGGCTGAACATGATGAGGTCCTTGCAGAAAACGTATCTCTTAAGGCAGAAATTGAGAGCTTGAGAGCAAAGCTTGCAGAAACAAAGAAACCTCCAAAAAAGTAGGTGATCAAAATGTATGCAACACCTGAATACTACACCGCTGATTACGGCGGTACCCTCATATCACAAGACGAGCTCCCCAAAGCCCTAAAAGATGCGGAGTACAGCATTGACCACCTTTGCTTTGGTCGCATCAAGGGCAAAGGGTTTGATAACCTATCACCCTATCAGCAAGAGCTCATACGCCGTGCTGTCTGCCTGCAGGCTGATTATATTAAGCAGTATGGCCCATATATCAATAGCCCGTTAAAAGGCTATAGTGCAGGCAGCACAAAAGTCGAGATGGCCAATGTAACTTACGGTGGTATCAGCACTACGCAAGAGATAATCAATCTCTTAGAAGACACAGGATTGCGATGTCTGGTGTTGTGATTGCAAGCCCGTTCCCATTTCCTGATCACGAGGCTACAACAAACGTTGTGGTATATCAGGAGCAGGATACGGAGGACCAGGGCCCTATTGAGACTGTTATCTACGACGGATTGGCAATTTACGACGAAAAGGCAAAGACTGTATACAACAAGGATAGCAAGCAGATATCCCTCAGTGGCATGCTTATCATACACGGTGATGTACAGGCCTTGGAGGGGAAAACGGCTTTCCAAGGCTTGGTGCAGATAGGCGATGAGAAAAAACAGATATACGCAGTCAGAAAGCCGAGGTTGCTTGGTGTAATCTATAGCACGGAGATTGACTTACTGTGATAGTTAAGAGCGTAAAAGTTAAAATCAATCGCGATGTTATAGCACAGCTGAACAAGGCCAAGGAGAGGGCTCTGGAGCTGACCGCAGAGGCTATGCTCTCTGATATCAAAAGTCGCGCTGTTGTGCCAAAAGATATCGGCGACTTAGAGCGGAGCGGGATTGTCGATAAAGGGCAAATAAGCACAAAGTTTATTGCGGCTATTGTATTTGATACACCTTATGCACGCAGGTGGTATTATAATCTTTCTTTTGTTGATAAAAACGGCAAAGAGCACCAACCTGCCACATTCCAGCGGACAAAAAATCACGATGCGCAGGATCATTGGATGGATTACTATCTGGATGGCGATGGATTACAGTGGGTACAAGAAACGTTTGCTAAGTTTTTAAAGCAAGAAAGTGGAGGGCTAATCACATGATGACTTTAAAAGATGTCAAGGACTGGCTCAAAGCGCAAGTCTCGGCGAATATCTGGAAGATAGGCACTTATGATGCATCTAATGATAAAACGGTCTGTGTGCGTAATCTAACGAGCAATCGTAGCAAGCTGGCCATAGGCGGCTTGCAGAACACCAGCATGGCCGTGAAAGGTGTATCCGTAGTGGTGCACTGGAATAAAAACCCGGATGAAACTGAGCGTGTAGCACAAAGCATACATGCTCTTTTTTACGGGAAGCAGCCGGTTATTGGTGATTATCGGGCTATAAAATGTGATATGAGGAGCGACGAACCCATAAGTGTTGGAACTGACACAAACGGGATATACGAATATGTAATTGAAACATGGCTCACATACGAGCGAAAGGAGTAATTTATGGCAAAAGTAACGACCGGTGCCTACCCGGTATTTGATATCGTTTTTAAGATTGGCACAAAAGGATTATCTAGCGAAGAAGCTGACATGGTATCTATAAAAGATATGGAGTCATTCTCTATATCTATCGAGAGCAACGTAGAAAAATGGAATCCTATGGATCAGGGAGGATGGGGAAGAGCTCTGGCTACCGCTAAAGCAGGTACCGTATCCCTAAAAGGCAAGAGAAGTGTAGGAGATAAAGGCAATGACTACGTTTATACTGTACTGTGGAAGGATGGCCTTGACTGTAGCACTAAATATGCAGTTGAATTTCCGGATGGCTCTAGCATTACTGGTGATTGTGTGCTTGATGTTAAAGCTGCGCCAGGCGGTGATAGCACAAATGTTGCCACACTGGAGCTTGATATCATATTCGATGGGAAACCGACTTTTGTGCCGGCGCCAGCAACACCAGAAGGAGGTGCTTAAGATGGGGCGTAGATATGATGTCATAGACCGCCTGAGAAACCGCAACGAGAGGCCTGTAGTTGAAATCGACACAGAGCACAAGTATCCTATCAACACATCAAAAACCAATGTGCTGCTGATTATGTCTGAGGTCAAGAAAGCACAGAAAAAGACGGAAGACGATCCTGAATCCGACATTAAAATGATTGATAAGATCATACAGATTGCTCTCGGCAAAGAGGCTCTTGATTATATCAATGAGAGCAGTATGACAATGGCTGCAACAAACGATATCATGGCTGTTATTATGGCGGCTATCAGTGATACAGAGGTAGATTTCGAGGATGAGGAAACGCCGGATGAAAAAAAGTAGACCGCTGGTATGATATCTTTGAAGACTGGGAGCTGATAGAGTCATCTTTTGCCATGCAGTACCCTACAAAGGACCTGTATGATGATAAGATGGACTGGATTGAGTTTACCACGCTTTTAGCAGGTATTATGCCAGACACACCTTTGGGCAATATCATATCCATTAGAGCCGAGGATGATGCTGACACGCTGGAGCACTTTAGCGAGGAGCAGCATCGTATTCGGGATGAATGGAGAGATAAGCAAACCCAGAGAATGATTGAAAGTATGAGCAAAGAGGAAGTTATGAAGGAAGTCCGCTCAATGTTTTTGGACATGTGTAGATAGCTTCCTCTTTTATTTTGCAGAAAGGCAGGTGATGATATGGGAACAACAAGTGCAGGGTCTATACAGATGGATCTGGAGATAAAATCAGACCTCGACAAGGACATACAGGCAGAGTCGAGTAAGATAGCCGACAGGATACGTAAGCAGGTAGACGCTATGAGCGGCGATATGTTTAAAAATCTTAGGCAATCTCTTGTGGCAAGTCTGGATAAGATGAATGAATCAGTTAAGGCTACGCTCGACCGCACTAAACTTGAAATGCAGGCCTTCGTTGAGCAGATGGCGGGCATGGTCAAACAAATGTCTGGTGCACAGATGCCCTATCAGCAGGCTCAAAGCGATACGGAGCCAAGCACAACAGCCTCACAAGGCCCCAGTGTGAGGGGACCTCCGGGAATCAGTATCTGCAAACCTAAAATAAAGTTTGACCCTCAATTTGACACAGATATGTTTAAGCAAAAATATGCCGAGCTCGAAAACATGATGGACATGTATGACAATCAGATACTCGCTAAACAAGCACAGCGGAAAACGCTGCTGGAATCCTATAAGCCTAACATGGGAGCACAAACAGAGGGAGCCTTGGATAAGCAAGTAATGAGTCTTGATATGCAGATTGCTAAGCTACAAGACGCTGCAGCACGGACAAACATCACTCTTAGCGCTATGGATAGACAAATGGAGGTGACCTCTGGGTCCACTGGTCAAGCATCAGCCTCCATCAGTAAGCTGTCCAGCAGTATGGGTGGACTAAAGGGCAAGATTGCGTCTGCTGCACTAAACAGTATGCAAAAAGGACTACAATCAGTCGGGAGCGCTGCCAGAGGAGCAGGTAATGCTATTATGCAATTTACAAAACGTTTATCCTCATCAGCATTGCATAAGTTTAGTAACGGCATGAAGTCAGCAGGACAGCATGCGACGTCTTTTGCGAGCCGGTTACTTGGTATAGGGGCAGCAGGTAAAAAGGCATCCAGTGGATTGGGACGCGCTCATATGGGCGTAGGTCAGCTAATAAAGTCATTCACGATTTTCTCGCTGATTTTTCCTTTAGTCAGTCGAGGCATCATGGCTCTTGCGCAAAATATCGGCGCTACCCTTATGACAAACACTGCGTTTGCAAACAGCCTAAACCAGATACGCTCGAATCTGGCCACTGCATTTACACCTATTTTTCAGGCGATTATGCCAGCTCTAAACGCGCTTATGTCTGCATTGGCTACGGTGACCGGTTACATAGCGGCTTTTATGTCTGCGCTATTCGGCAAGTCAATGGCGTCTACAAAGCAGGCTACATCCGGTATCTATGCGGCAAAGGATGCAATGGGTGCGTATGGCTCATCTGCTGATAAAGCAGCTAAAGCGTCGGAAAAAGCTCGTAGGTCACTTATGGGATTCGACGAGATCGAAAAACTGGATGATAAAGACGATTCTTCCGGTTCTGGAGGCGGCGGTGGCGGCGGCAGCGATATGCCAATCTACACACCGACTGATGTCGATGACGGACCAATCAAAAAATGGGTCAAGCAGCTCAAAGACCTTTGGGCTAAGGGTGACTATGCCGGTATCGGCAAGCTCATCGGACAGCAGGTAAATAAGGCTGTAGCATCGTTTACAAAATGGATATCATGGGATAACTTAGGAAAGTCTATCACTGAGTTTTGCGATGGGTTTTGCGAGCTCTTTAACAGTTTGATAGACACAATCAATTGGGAAAATATCGGGCGAATGTTTGGCACTGGAATCAATACTATTGTCAATACTCTGTACCTACTGTTTACCGGTATCGACTGGGAGCGGATAGGCAAAGCATTAGCTCAGGGGCTTAATGGTCTTGTGTATAGTGTTGACTGGGATAAGCTAGGGCATACAATGGGGGCGTTTTTGCAAGCACATATTGACGCTCTATATGGATTTGTAACGACAGCTGACTGGCCTGCTATTGGTAAAGCTCTGGCTGACGGAGTAATGGGTCTTGTATACAGTGTGGATATGCCAAAATTTACAGCAGCTCTCGGCAAAGGCCTAAGTGGAGCAATAAGCTCAGTGCATACCTTTGTTAAAAACATTAACTGGCATAAACTGGGAGATACGATTACCAAGAGTATAAACGCCTTTTTTAATAACATAAATTGGGCTGACTTTGGCATGACTCTGAGTGATGCAGCGCATGGTATCCTTGATACGCTACTTACAGCGCTACGGGGGATTAGCTGGGGGCAAATCGGTACCAACATTGCAACCTTTATCAAAAATATTGATTGGTGGGGTGTTGCAGGCTCCTTACTCCAAACAATAATCACAGCTGTACACGGCATAGGGTCCGGTATCCTGAGCTTAGCTGCAGACCTCGGTAAGTGGCTATGGGACGGCTTCTGCAACGGCGTACGTGATTTCTTTTCTGATCCTATAGGGTTCCTGCGTAGTGTAATAGTTGACCCTATCATAAACGGTATAAAAGAGCTGTTTGGTATTCATTCGCCAAGTACCGTGTTTTCGGAGATAGGCGGCTACCTCATTGAGGGCTTAAAAAACGGTATCACAAAGACCATAAAAGGGCTTGTTACCGCAATACCTAAACTGTTTTCTGGTTTTGTTAAAGCAATAGGCAACGTCTGGGACGATGTCAAAAAGAAAGCTGGCAAGGCGTGGGATGGTATCACCAAGACTATCGGCGATACGTGGACAGACCTTAAAGAGGGTGCAAGTGACGTATTCGGCAAAATCGGGGATAAAATTTCCAGCGTCTGGAATGGATCTGATAAGGATACCAAAAGCGCTTGGGGTAACATAAAGGGCGTTGTGGCAGACTCTATCGACTCTGTGAGAGATACTGTAAGTGTTAATTCAGAAAAAGCCGGAAAAGCTATAGAACAGAATTTTAACTCCGCAAGAGACTCTTTAATCGGTGCAAATCGTGGCATGGGGAATGATACCAAAAATGCATGGGGACCACTGGTCACCTTTATGTCTGACAAGTGCGGCTCTATTAAAAATGATATTGCAAGGACTTTTAAGGACTCAAAAAATACTGTTGATACGAACAGTAAAGGGATGAAATCATCCGTTACTGGCAATCTGAGTGATACAACAAAATGGATTGCCAAAACCATGTATAACGAAATGTATGGCAAGGCCAAAAACATGATGGACAAATTCAAAAAAGGTTCTGGGGCAGTGAATGTCAAATCCACTGTGCAGTCATGCGTAAATAAAGCTACATCATGGCTTAGTGGTCTTGGTGGCAGTTCCTACACTTGGGGCGGGCACATGATTTCAGGGTTTGCAAACGGTATCCAAGATTATGCCTACAAAGTAACCAATGAGGTAAAAAAAGCTGCAAACATCGTGGCATCATGGCTGCACTTTACACGTCCGGACACCGGGCCATTACGAGAGTATGAGCAATGGATGCCGCACATGATGGAGGGGCTCGGTAAGACCTTGGCAGCAAGTACACCGAGGTTTATCGGGCAAGTCAAGAGCTTATCTCAATCCATGTCAGGGGCCATGCAGGCGGCGCTACAGGAGCCGACAATAGCCTTTGCAGGTGAAAGGTCCCTGAACGTGCAGCATGAATGGAAAGAGTCTCAGAGTGATAAGGATGAGGTGTCTATGGCCGATGTCGTGCAGGCAATCAAAGACCTGCGTGAGAAGTTTGATGAGGTCACACAGGCTGTGCAGGATAAAGACACTACAGCGTATATCTCACCAAAGGATTTATTTGAGAGTGTAACAAATGAGCATAACAAGGACGCTCGCAAAAATGGCAAGAGCCGTTTTGATTTATAGGAGGTGCGGGTATGGCAATACTCACAGCAAACGGTGTGGCGCTGCCTGCGCCTACCGTCATAAAAATTGACAACGAGATTATATGGTCAAGCAACACCGGACGTACGTCAAGCGGCGTTATGGCGGGGGACGTTGTGACCGAGAAAAAAACAATAACGATTGAGTGGGGAGTGCTCCGTGAGTCAGAAATGAGTTTGATTAGGAATAATCTGATTGCAGGGTTCTTCCCTTTTTCATTCAATGGCGGTGGAGGGACAAATCTCTCTATCACGTCATATCGGGGCACGATCAACGAGGAGCACATAGGGCTCTTAGGTGATGGTATCTATTGGTATAAAAAAGCGACTGTAAAAATAATACAGCAATAAGGAGGATAATTATGGCAGTAACTACAAAATCAAATAAAAATATTGAGATTACAAAGGATATTATGGTGGACAATGTACAGGTCGAGCAGGTAAAAGCTACAATCAATACCGGCAATCCGGAAAATGCAAACTTGACGCATTATATTAGCAATCAGACTATCTACAAGGCTAATCGCACAGAGATAAGAGCGGCAGAAGCTGCAGCAGAGGATGAGATTTATGCGGAGCAGGATGCAATTATCGCCGAACTGGCAGGAGGTAACAAAAATGCAGCTTAAAAACAAACAGATTGTAGACGCACAGTCAGCGCTTGGCAAGATGCTTAATACTGCTTTACCAGCTAAACAGTCTTATCACATAAAAAAGACGCTGGAATCCGTGAAAAAGCAGGCTGTATTTTTAGAGGAGCGGCGCACAGATTTAATCAAAAAATATGGTGTCGAGAAAAACGGCAATTACTCTATACCAGATGATGACTTAACAGCTCGCAAGAAGTATTTTGATGAATATAAGGAGCTCTTGGAATTAGAGGAAGAAATTGACGTGCGCCAGATTACCCTCGACGAATTGGATCGCGTGGAGCTGACAGCGAATGAGCTTGAATCAATCGAGTTTATGCTTAAAATCGAAGATTAGCACAGGGAGGTGGTACGATGATAACCACATCCGATAAGTACAAAACGGAGGTTAGTAAATATGGCCGCCACTTCCGGCTGAAAGTTGACATTGGAGGTACTGAGTATACAGGCATAAAGAGCTTTAAGCTTAAAGGAGGAACAAACTCATCCGAACAAATCACGTTTGGGGATGCTGTGTCCTCCTATATTGAGTTTATCCTTACGGACGTGCCAAAAAACACTATTTTAAAAGGATGTCAAGCGATACCATACATCGGCTTGGAGCTGGATGACGGTACAGTCGAGTGGATAAAAAAAGGTGTCTATAACCTCGAAAAGCCGGTACGCTCTGGAGAGTTTATAAAACTAACAGCATATGATAACTTTGCCCTTTGCTATAAAGGGTTTTTTAGTGCTCTATCTGGCAATCAAAAGATAGCCGCTATCCTGCAGGAACAATGTAAAAAGATAGGCATTGAGTATGCAGGTGGGGCGGATGATGTTACCTACAATGTTGATAGCCTGCAGGGGCTTACCATCATTGAGGCTATAAGTGTACTTGCCGCGTACTGTGGCAAAAATGCTATTATGGACAAAGACGGTAAGCTCAGGCTGGTATGGTATACCGACGCAGGTCTTACAATATCCCCAAGCCGATTTGCAGATCCATTTGAAATGGACGAGGAAGACACCTTTATCAATCGGCTGGATTGTACGATCGACGAAGAGCACTCTGTATCCGCTGGAACTGGCGTTGGCATCTATTTTAGCTGCCCAGGCATGACCCAGGAGCGTATCACTGTCTTATACAACCGGATTAAGGGCTTTACGTACAGAGCCGCCAAATTAAACTGGCGCATGGCTCAACCTGATGTTGAGGCAGGTGACCTCGTGCGTGTAATGGATAACGCCGGTAATGCTTATGTTGTCCCTCTCATGGATTATGAGTTTAATTGTGACGGTGGATTTTACGGCACCATACAATCTAAAGGAAAAACCCAGCAGGAGCAAGACACAGGCTATAAAGGCCCTCTGCAAACAAAAGTAGATAGGACTTACTCTGACCTCGTAAGCACAAAACAGGTCATCACAGACAAAATCACAGCCTTTGAGGGCGAGTTTGAGACTATCAATACCAATTACTTGGAGGTCAACAAAAAGCTCTCTGCGCTGGATGCAGAAATCGAAAATCTGGACGTCACGGAGCTTATTGCAAAAGTCGCGAAAATTGAAACATCCTACGTATCGAAAGAGTACGTACAGGACCTATATGCCACTAAAGCTGAGGTACATGTACTGAATGTTGACCTGGAACGTGTCAACACCCTGCTCGCAGGCAGTGTTACAGCAGGGAGTACGCAGACCATAGTCTTAAATGCTGACAACACAACGATATCCAATGCGCTGATAAAGTCGGCCATGATTGACAGTGTAGCAGCTGATAAAGTCACAGCCGGCACGATTGATGCCAGCAGCATACACTTTAAGTCACAGTCTGGACGGCTAGACATATATGGCGAAACCATCCAGATAAAGGATGCAACAAGACCAAGAGTACAAATCGGCAAAGATGCATCCGGAGATTACAACATGTATGTCTGGGATACGGCAGGCAAATTGATGTTTGATGCAACCGGAGTAACAGCTAACGGTATACAACGGCCTATTATCGTGGATAGCATGGTGGCTGATAACGCCAATATATCAGGCGATAAGATTAACATCACATCACTGGTAAAAGAGATTAACGACGGTACAGAGGTGATAAAGTCGAGCCATATTTTAGTAGATGGTGCAAATCAATCTTTGTCCGTCGTGTATAATACCATCAAAGGAGACATAAGCACGCTGAGCACGGCATTGTCTGTTGAGCAGGGTAAAATCTCGTCACTAATTACCGACGTGTCACAAGCTAAAGGTGATGTGTCAACCTTGCAGACCAATTACAGCAGCCTCATACAGACTGTAAACGGCATTAACAGTACGGTGTCTAGTCACTCTACTAGCATAGATAATCTCAATAACATGGAGATAGGTGGACGGAATCTCATCACTAATACAAGACCGGATAAGGCTGCGGTTAACCATGTAACTAGCAAATGGTCTGTACAAATTGTTGATGAGGCTACAGCAATCAGCGGTAAGGCGATGCAGGCGACTTGTACAGCGGCAGGAACTGGCGGCATTTATCATGACTGTCTGCTCCAGCGTTGTTGTTTTA